CCCTCTGGGCAGCCGGCGCGAAGTACGACACGGCACTAGGGGTCATTGCCTCTGACAACCTCAACTACCTTTACGGATACAATTCATGAGCGAATCGAAACGCGAATACATCAAGTTCATCACGCCCCGCGTGATCGTCAAGTACCCCCGCTTGCTGAAGCCCGACACTGGTCCCAAGAGCAAGCCGACCCCACCGAAGTATTCGGTGAAGGGAATCTTCACCCCCGGCAAGGGCACGTTCACTGTCGGCAAGACACAGATGTCTTACGAGGAAATCGTTGCGTTGCTCGAAGAGGCGCGCGATGCCGAGTTCGTCAAGGTGATGGCGGAAGCCAAGGCCAAGAAAAACGGCAAGCTCGTCAAGCTCCTCAATGAGAAGGGATGTCAGGACGTGTTCTACGCCCTGGTCGATGAGGACGGAGCGGAGACGGGTGAAGTCCAGATAGGACCGAAGACCGCCGCTGAGTTCAAGGACAAAGAGACGGGCCTGATCGAGAAGAAACCGCCACCGTCGATGGTTGACGCCAAGGGCAAGAAGATCAAGAAGATCCCCGCCGTTGGTGGTGGATCAGAGATGAAGCTCGCGGTATCGGCCACGCCCTACTTCGTGGCCGCGACCGGCGCAGTCGGCATGACCTACTACCTCAATGGTACTCAGCTTCTGAAGCTCGAAGAGTATGAGGGCGGCGGCCTGGGCTTCGTTGCCGAAGACGGCTACGACGGCTCCGAGGACGGCGACGCGGAGTTCTCTGACGAGGCTGCCGACACTGGCACCGCCTCTGAGTCAACTGCCAAGGCAGGCGACGACTTCTAGTTCTATCGGCGGGGACTGACACCCGCCTTCCCCCAGGAGATCACATGAACCACCGGCTAATGCTGGAGCCTATGCCTGCGCCACGTCCGCGTGCGCGAGTCATCCGCTCCAAGAGCGGGAAGTCTTTCGTCTCGATTTACAACCCCGCTGAGTACACCAATTGGAAGGCCGACGCTGTTGAACAGTTGTCCGCCAACAAACCCCCCACCCCGTACGACTGGCCGATGCACCTCACGGTCACGTTCCACGTCAAGCGGCCGAAGACCACCAAGCTCCACGCGCCGAAGCCCGACATCGACAACTACTGCAAGAGCATTCTCGATGCGCTGACGCAGGCCGAGTGGTGGACTGATGACACCCTGGTCACGGGGCTTGCTGCTGAGAAAGTCTGGGCGAACCCAGGAGAAGACGGCTGTATAGCCTTCAGCATTGATCGAGCTTCCGCACGTGGATTTCACAACGTCGTGCAAACGGGTGCGCTGTGAAGGTCCGTCGTCTGAAGGTGGTCACTAATCTCTGTGATGCACGCTTGAGTTGGCGCGATGCCGAACTCCGCGTCACAGAGTTCGCAGTATGGGGCAGCGGCAAGCCGTCCCGCGAAGTCGTCGTCGTCATCCGCAACCCCGATGATCTGCGTTACATCCGCGAGCGGCTAGACGAGATCGAGGCGCACTGGCGCGAGGCGCTGGGCACGTGAGCAAACTACACGGACTGCTAGAAGAACTCATCGCGAAGGAGGAAGGCTTCGGCATTCCAGGCAGTAAGCCTACGCGCTACAACAACCCCGGCGATCTACGTCACTCGCCTCACTCTAGCCACACCGCCGCCTCGCCGAATGACATCGGTCAGATCGACACGGAGGAGCATGGATGGGAAGACCTGACACGGCAGCTTGAGATTTTCGCAGAGCGTGGATTGACACTTCGACAGTTGGTCGAGATATACGCCCCGCCGAACGAGAACAACACGGAGCGGTACCTCGCGTTCCTCTGCAAAGGCCTTGGCCTTGACGATGACTGCACCGTCGCAGACGCATTGACACTCAGCGAATAGTCGCTCGCCCGCCCCACGACACGGGGCACCAATTCAACCCAGGAGAATTACATGGCGAAGTTATCCCAGAACCAACGTGTTCTAAATCATCTCATTGACCACGGCTACATCACGCAGATCATCGCGAGTAGCTATGGCATTCGCCGCTGCGCGTCACGCATCACCGACCTGCGCGACGTTGGCGTTGCCATCGAAGTGGACTACCCCAAGGATGATGCTGGCGTGCGCTATGCCCGCTACACGCTGACGGATGCTAACCGCGCGACGGAGAACCAAAGCCGCGCCAACGGCCGCGCTTGGAACAACTACGACCCCGTTATTGATCTTCTGGCCGCCTAAGCATGACAGACGACAGCAGTCTGTTACGCCACGAGGGCTGTGACGACTGCGGAAGCTCTGATGGGAAGGCCGTCTACGACGACGGCCATTCCTTCTGCTTCGTGTGCAGCAAGCACAGCCGAGGCACGACCACATCCCACGCAACGCCCACCAAGGAGAAGCGAGTGTCATCACTGATTGAAGGTGAAGTCCGCGCGCTACCGAAGCGGGCGATCAACGAAGAGACGTGCCGCAAGTGGGGCTACAAGGTTGGTGAGTTCATGGACAAGCCCGTCCAGATCGCCACCTATTGCGATGACCAGGGCACGCCTGTCGCGCAGAAGATCCGCTTCCCCGACAAGGACTTCAAGTTCATTGGCTCACCGAAGAAGGCCGGCCTGTATGGACAGCACCTGTGGAGAGACAGTGGAAAGATGCTGGTCATCACCGAGGGCGAGATCGACGCACTCTCCGTCAGCCAATTGCAAAACAACAAGTGGCCAGTCGTGTCCGTGCCCAACGGGGCTCAGGGCGCGGCCAAAGCCATCGGCAACGCCATCGAGTACCTTGAGAAGTTCGATAAGGTCATCTTCCTTTTCGACGACGACCAGCCGGGGCGGGACGCCGCGAAGGAATGTGCTGCCCTCCTAACCCCCGGCCGCGCGTTCATCGCACGCATCGACGGCTTCAAGGATGCGAACGCCGCACTGCAAGCCAGCCAAGGATCGAAAGTCATCGACGCCATATGGGGCGCGAAAGAGTACCGACCTGACGGCGTAGTGGACATTGAGTCCCTCATCGAGGACGCATCCAAGCCCATCGAGATCGGCATCCCCTGGCCGTGGCTATCACTTACGGAGAAGACCTATGGCATCCGCTCGAAAGAAGTCTACGCATTCGGTGGTGGCACTGGCGTTGGCAAGTCTGATCTGTTCAAGGACCACGCTCTACATCTCGTCAAGATGGGACTCAAGGTCGGGCTCATATTTCTGGAGGAGCCACCCGCTCACACTGCCCGAATGCTGGCGGGGAAATCAGCGGGTAAACGATTTCACGTACCTGGTGCCAGCTATACACGTGATGAGATCTCTTCGGCAGTGGGGAAACTCAAGGACAAGGTGTTCTTCTTCAACCACTTCGGAGCGATGGACTACGAGACCATCAAGTCAAAGATGAGGTACATGGTCACGGGACTGGGCGCGAAGCACATCTTCCTGGACCACCTTACGGCACTTGCGGCTTCACTTGAGGACAAGGATGAGCGCAAGGCCATCGACTTCATCATGGCCGATCTGTCCGCGCTAACTCAGCAGTTGGACTTCACGCTGTACTTTGTGAGCCACCTAACGACACCGGAAGGCAAACCTCACGAAGAGGGCGGCCGAGTCATGGAGAAGCACTTCCGTGGCTCCCGCTCAATCGCGTTCTGGTCTCACTTCATGTTCGGCATCGAGCGCAACAAGCAAGACCTCGACGGCGTGACCACGTTCCGCGTGCTCAAGGATCGGTACACGGGCGACGCCACCGGTCTCACCTTCGGCCTTCGTTACGACCGTGACAAGGGACGCAGTGACGAGTGCGAACTGCCAGCCGACGATTCCAAATCAAACTTCAAAGACGAGACAGGAGAATTTTAATGATTATTTCAGTCACCATTCGAGCAGTGACCAACGGCTTCGTGGTCTCAATTCTCACCGCCGAACCCCCCACGACAATGCCGACATCGACTGAGATGGTATTTGACACGATGACGCAGATCGTTGCGTACCTCGCGTTCAACAACTTCGGCCCAACCGAGACGACATGAACCTTCCCCGACTGATCGGCATCACGGGCCGCGCGGGTGCTGGGAAGGACACCGTAGCGGATTACCTGGTGAACATGCTTGGCTACACGAAGTACCCGCTCTCGGCACCGATGAAGAAGATCCTCAACGACCGCTTCTGTTGGACCGATGCGAACTGGGCCGACCGTGAATGGAAGGAGGCCCCACTCCGCGCTGCCGGCAGCCTCGACGTTGACTTCGGAGTGAACTGCTTCTCGCCGCGCTCCTGGGCGCAATGGCTGGGCACCGAAGTCGGCCGCGCCATCGGCGGAGAAGACGTTTGGGTGAACATGGTTAAACGCGCGTGGGCCAACGATGGCCACGGGTTCGCCGTGGTGCCGGACATCCGCTACGACAACGAGGCGCGTGCGCTCAAGAGTCAGGGCGCTGTGATCCTGCGCGTCCTGCGTCCCGACGTGGGCAACGTACTAGCGCACTCCAGCGAGAAGGGCATCAGCGACTATTTGGTGGACGCGAACGTGCCCAACACGCTGACCGTCAACTCATTGATCGACCGCTCACTTCTCGCTCTCAGAGTAGTACATGAGTCTCGCTAGGGACATCAAGGGCACCGCCGTTGGGTATGCAGCTATGGCCGTGTCACTCAGCGGCGTTTGCTTGCAGGCGTTCTTTCCCGCGCTCGTACGTTGGTCCTACCCGCTGTTCATCATCAGTGCTGGCACGTGGCTGGTCAACGGAATCATGACTCGCAATCGTCCGCTTGCTCAGATGCAAGCCGTGCTGGTCATCCTCAACATCATCGCGGTTTACCGCTGGTTCTTCTAAGGAGATCACATGAAGACTCGCAGAGAACGAATCGCAGCCATCGTCTGCATCCTTCTACACATAGCCGTCCTGGT